GCTTTTCTTACATAAAAAATATTTGATTGATTCGATCATACTCAGTAAACATACCAAGGTCTACTTCTTGTCCGTGAAGAACCTCTGCCTGATATAAAAACATTCTGTTATACTTCATTTCTGCCGTATACTCTTTAATATACGAATCATCTAATTTTTCTTTAACATATTCAAACTCTACATTAGGTCTATCTATTACCCATTGTGGTTGAAACTGATCGGGAAGGCTCATTTCACCACCAAAACTATACAAATTTGTCCCACCAGCACATTCATCTGGAGTGTTTAGATACACTACAGCTCCAAATTGAAAGGTCGACTCAGGCATCGATTCCCAACAATCTTGATGGGGTATGATACCTAATGGCTTCTCTCTTAACGTAGCATCATTTAATACATTGAACATAAATATTTGATCATTCCAATTAACATTAAAATTTCTTTCATCATATTTTCCGAAGTAATTTTTACATAGGACACCAAATACAGGCCATAAGTTTTGCTTTACTTCAAGTGTGTCTAGTATACCTCTAGAGCCAGGCAATGCACCTGTTAGTCCATATGAATCATCACTCTCTAACGATAACGCAAGGTCTCTAATTTCATCGGGATTCTTGTAGAAATTATCAATAACAACTACCCTTCTGTCTTTGATACCTGTAATTACGTTTATATTCATTTTTGTATTTGGTTCAAACATTTTACAGAAAAAATACTTGATTTATCCTATTATAATCTGTGAACATTCCAAGGTCTATATCTGCTTTATGAAGAATATCCGATTGATATAAGACCATTCTATTATATTTCATTTCAGCCTCAAATTCAACAGTATATTGTTTGTTAATTTTGTCTTTAATATTTTTAAACTGTTGCTCTTCAGACAATGATTTTAATACAGGCCCCTTGATATCATATGTTTCACACATATCTTGCCTCCACAATTCTACTCTATTTGAAGGGATACTCATTTCACCGTTATAACTATATAAATTTGTTCCTCCGGCACACTCCTCTGGAGTATTTAAATAAACTACACTCCCAAATTGATATGTGGAAGCTGTCTCACCATTCCAATAATCTTGATGAGGTATTTCAGCTAAAGGATTCTTTTTTATAAAAGAATCATTAGTACAGTTGACCATAAATCCTTGATTGTCCCAATTTCTGTTAAATTCGTCAATATCAAATGGTCTATTTTTTCTACGTAATGGAATTCTAAAACTCCCATCTTCCAGTAATTGTGTTTTTTGAACTTTTGGTTTCCATAGTTTATTATCACATAGGTCTAAATATAGATTATATAATTTTTCCTTTACTTCGGGAGTACCTAAAGATGCTCTAATTCCAGGAAATCCTCCTTTTAATGCCTTGTCATCACCATACTTTAAAGATTTGGCAAGTTCTTTAACTTCATCAGGATCCTTATAGAAATCATCAACAATGATGGCTGATCTTCCTTTAATATCTTTAAATGCTATAACCTTAGCATCTCCATTTAATTCAAACACTATCCCTGTTCAATCGATATGTCTTTTGTATTTGGATCAAATTTTACTGTAAAGGTTACTTCTATTGGTTTAAGAGAACCATCTAAATTGACAATAGGTAATTTTCCTTCAACCGCAGCCACCAATGCATCTTTAGCATTTATGAATTCGTGTGCTGGATCAGATTTGATAACTTTGTCTAATTCTTTTTTTGCGGTATCTGGAAGCAAATCATCAATCATACTTTCCACGTGTTCTACTGCTAAATCTTGTGCCTTGTCTATTACAAGACCAGCAATAACATTGAATAATAATACTGGTAACATTATATATCTCCTGTTTAAATGAAAAAGGCTCCTCTCGGAGCCCCTTTCGAGAATAATCTCCTATGGATTATGCTTCAGCTAATTTGCTAAAGTAACTCATAGTATCATCTGTCGATCCTGGATCAGGATCTCCATCAAAAGGCAAATCTACAGATTCAGACATCGTAGTTGTAGGTGCTGAAACTGATTCGGCCGTGAAAGATGAAGTATCAGCCGAAGCGCCGATGACACGGGCAAACTTCTTCTTCAATTCATCATAAGACTTAAACTTATCTTCACCAATCTCGGCTTCGAGAGAATAGAATCCATTATATAATGTCTCCATTTCTTCTTCAGTCTTCAACCATTGAGATGGCTCTTCAAAGCCAGATTTGTCATACTTCACAAAACCGTCTGCTTTGCGAGCCTTCAGTTTGAAGTTAGCTCCGTTAAATAGATTAAACACATTAACGGGAGACTCATCTTCAAATTGTGGTTCACCAGCGGCCTGTATCATATCAAAAATAGATTTACCATACTTGAAGAGGAATACTTTCCCTTCATTTTCTGGATGGGCTTGATCACTAACAACATAGATGTTGGAGATATACTGAAGCCTACGCTTTCTATCTCGTGCTATCTGTTTGTTGCTGTCAATACCGGAATTCCATAACTCTGAATTAGCTTCAGAAACTGGGTCCTGTTGACCAATAGTTGTGAGGGAATTCTCGATATACCATCCACCTTTACCTTTGAATCCGTGTGTATATATTTTTACAAACGGGAAGTCTTCCTTTTCGGGCGAATCAAGAAAACGAATAATAGCATATCCGTTACTTGACTTGTCACGTTCTAACTTCCAGTAACGGTCGTCTACGTATGACTGATTTGCACCACCGCCGGCGGCGTTCAACTTTTCCATCATTGATCCTACGTCCTTTTTAGAATTAGAACGTTTCTTTAGAGCGGCAAAACTCATAATTTTCTCCTATTGTTTTGTTCAGATTAAAGGTGTGACCGCATTATTGCAATCACTTACCTGGTTTAGTTTTTATCCTGTCTACACAGCGGCAACCGGGTCGGTCTGTTCAGAGGGATCAGGAACAATCTTTAAATTTGCTCTTGACTCTGATTTTGCGACTTTGCTTTCGGGTGGTCTCTTAGAATTAGGAAGAGGGGACCCCTCAACTGGTGTCGGTGCTTCGTCACCTTCCATAACAGACTTGATTGCTTGAGCAAATCCTGCTCTCGCCATCTCAGCCCGTTGGACTTGTTTATCAATCGCCACGAGATGTTCAATAGCAATCTTCGCAACGTTTGGTAATGATTCTACATCATAATCTGCTCCGTCAATACGTACAGTATTTTTCTGTATGTTAGCATAAGCCGGATTAACTTGGTCTTCTTTTTTGTCTGCCATAATCTATTTTCTCCTATGTGATTAATTGTTATTCAATTGTATTTATAAAGCATTATTATAGTCCATTTTTGACACGTTGTCAAGTCTTTTTTTAAATCCACTTCTTTTTTAAAACATATACTACATCATTTTCTTCCATTAATAACTGTGGTGTATTATTAATCATATCAATAAGCATTTGATAATCATCCTTTGCTTCATCGATGGTATTATATGTAAATTCTGTTTCTATAATGGCATCTTCCAATCTGAATTTAATGCAGAGATGTATTCCTCTCCAATAACTAATACCTTTCAGATTCTTTTTGGTTAGATCAATTAAAGTGCCGTCGGCATCATTCAGTTGTAGCATCAAAAATCCCTTTCATAATTGTAATATATTTTTCATCCTTAATATTTAAAAATTCTGTATATCTGTCATATCTATATTGTTCGGATGGAAAAATGTATGACTCTTTTATATCCTTGGCGATTCTTTTACTGAATCCAAGAATTTTATCCATAATAATATAAGTCTCTACCTCAATCATTCTTTGCTGAACAAATCTAAAAATTATAGGATGTTCGTCTTCTTCGACATCAAATAATCTATCGAATCCTAATCCTCTTGCGATTAGAAATTCTTTTACTTCTTTTAAGTCTTCCTCAAATATATATGATAACGATTGTATCCGTTTTTGCCAGTGAACATAAACATCTTCCGATGCTTTCGAGTGTAAGTCACCTATCCAAATTACATCGGACCCGTAATAGGCGAAATTCGCTACATAATACTGGAGTAGGTCTCCTTTGTTTCGTGCCCCTAATGTTTCAAAGAAATATTTATCACTCCGCCCTTCATATGCACTTAAGGTGATTTTACACGATCTACCCTTGTATTTAATATAGTTGTAAGTGTTGGAGTAATTGAAATGTTGCTTTAGGGAAACATATAATTGATATGATTC